TATGTACCGAGCCCATTCTGAATATGTTATTTCAGAAGGGAATAGAGTCCGTTCTTAAGAGTCGACTTCGTGAGATCTGTGGTATCGATCTTACTAGTCAACCCGATAAGAATAGGGAACTAGCTCGGCTCGGGTCATCGACAGGTAGGTTTGGTACCATCGACCTATCATCTGCTTCTGACTCGATGTCAAACGGTCTGGTTCGTGAGTTCTTTCCTCGCCATGTTGTTAAATGGCTTGAATTGACTCGTTCGCCAGTTACCATCCTTCCAGATGGAACCGTCGTTGAGTTACATATGGTATCGTCCATGGGGAATGCTTTCACGTTTCCCCTTCAAACGATATTTTTCACTGCTTTAGTCTATGGTGTCTATCGGGTACTTGGAATTCCTTTCAAGCGCCCGTTTCGACATTCGCTAGGCAACTTCGCCGTTTATGGCGATGATATCATAGTTGTGAAAGAGGCTTATGACCTCTTAACAAAGATGTTATCACTATGTGGCTTTAGCGTTAACATGGACAAATCCTTCAATGAAGGAGACTTCCGTGAGTCCTGTGGCCGTGATTATATCAACGGTCACGACGTTAGAGGTGTCTATATTAGATCCCTCAAGAACGTAGAGGACTGTTACTCAGCCATCAACCGTCTCAATATCTGGAGTGCGAAGCATGTTGTCCCTCTTCCATCTGTAATCTCTCATCTTCTTAAGGGAAACAGGTTTTTACCTGTTCCCTTTGATGAGATGGATACAGCTGGTATAAAGGTTCATTCTTCTCACTTAGGAAGAAAGAAGTCCGTAAATCCATGTACCGGTGGTCTTTTCTACCGGTACGTGTCAATTTCCGACACTTCTTATTCCGTTACAGATGTTGAGGCTCGGCCTCCGAAACTGCGTGGATGGGTTAATAACCCACCTGCAGTTTTGCTGGCTGCATTGGCTGGTACACTTAGGAGGGGTAAGGTCGTCACTCGCAGTTCGCGACGATCCACCCGAATAAGGACTAGATGTAGTTCGCGTTGGGACTACATCCCGTCCGACCAGGCCGTAAGACCTGGTTTCGGTGATGACTGGAAGGTCATTATCGAGCTGAACCTTAACTTTTCCTAGGTTTGGCACTATGGGCGAAAGATAGCCCACTCCCGGATACAAAAATGAAGCCCT